GCTAAACACAAAATTTATTATTTAATTGCTGTACGCTAAACCGCCCATACCCGACATAATGCGGAGAACGTTGTAGTTAACCGCATATACGCGCACCTTCGCGGTGGAAACACCCTGAACAGTCGCGTTCGAAAGGACTAGCTGTAAAGTGGCATTGTCAATGCGCGAGAAATTGCAGGTTCCTGAAGGCTGGTGCTCTTCCGGTCTTAGAGCAAACGAGTAAACATTAATACCGGTGTCGGGAGCACGGGTGTGGTGCTGGAAGGGCTGGACAAGGTCGAAATAGGTGCCTTCACGTTCGGAGAAGCGATCTTGGCCGTTAAGCTGTAATTTGGCAACTACAACTGGATTTTCACCCCAGCAATGCATATCTAGCGCAGTTTCAGCTAAAACGAATGTGCCGGCATCCGAAACACCCGATTCGGATGTATTCATAGGTCCATTAGCAGTTGATGGAGTAGTAACCGAGGTGAACGCTGAGCCTGGTATTAACTCACTAGAGAATGGATCTTGGAACATCGATGAACCAGTAATGAATTGACCACTGCCAACAAGGGTCTTGGCACCGAAGGCATGAATAGCATTGGGGAGCGCATCTAGCGCATCAGTGTAGTTGAATGGTTGAGCACCTAGCAAGTGATTTAGCGAGTGGTTGCTTGTGAGCGACGCGCAATAATCAACATTGATGTCGGGCTGGACAACCCAAATTAATTCTTTGCACGGGTGATTTAAATTCAATTTGATTTTGTTGGACGACGAACCAACCGACTCGTCACCAGTGAATTGAAGCTGTTCAATCAAGTATTCGTGGGGATTTTGCGCCATACGTCTGCGCTCGTCGGTGTCTAAGAAAATGTAGTCAACAAAGAGCGAGGCAGCCGCTAGCGACTGTTTGTATGCATTTGTAACTTTGACACCCGCACCGGTGATGTCAGTAACAGCCCATAGGCACTCTTCGATGTTGCGAATGTCTAAATTGATTTTTACTTCGTGGTACTGTAAAGCAATTAATGGAAGAGCTAGACCGGGGTTACGGCAATACCAGAACTGTAGTGGAACATATAGAGTTGTTTCGGGTAACGCATTGCGGGGAGCGCACACCTGACGAACACCATCGGCGGAGCAAGGGCCGTCAACATTGGCGAAAGTGGGGTCGCAAATGTATGTTAATTGGGTGGTGTTGCCAATCATTTTGTAGTAGCCACGTTCTTGCTCTTTTGATAGTGTTAGCTGATTCCAAATGTGCATCCAGTCACCATATTGGCGGTCAATACGCTGGCCACCAATTTCAACTTCAACTTGCGAAATCAACTGCTCACCGGGGAAGTCTAACCATCTGGCATATACACCACCGGTAGTATTCTTTAAGCTTTGACCGATTTCAGGGAGTGTAATCTGTAAATAGGTGCGGAAAGCTAAGTCACCATTGCGCGAAATGGTGCAAGTAACACGGCGACCGAAGTCAGCTTGGCCGTTGAAAGTTTGCTCAATCGATTCCATCGCGAAATTAGTGTGACGCCGATAGGTGACCTTCCAGAAAGTAATTTGGGGATTACCTGTTAAATATACATCTTGAGCGCCATAGGCGACTAATTGCATTAAACCACCAGCCATTTTTTTATAATATTCCTAAAGAAAAAAAATTTTAAAAATTAATTTAATTATTTAATTAATTAATTAATTGTATAAATAAAAAATTAATTGTATTATTAAATTTTTATAATATAATTAAATCATTTTATTTAATTACAATTACAATTACAAAAATTAATATATAAATTTTTAATACACTAAAAATATAATTAGTCTTTCTATGAAGAGAACAGGCGTTATAAAAACAACACTTGACAATAAACATAATGAAATAATAAAATCTTTTAAACATAATGAAGATGTAGTCATCCCTAAATGTTTAAAACAAATTGATAAATTAGAAGTTATGTTAATTAAAGCAAAAAATAAAACGGAAATAGTAGAACTTATTAATAAAAATAAAAACACAATAAAAGCTCTCAAAAATAAAGAAAAGAATTATTATTTGAATAATTCTAAATATATTTTTGATTATTTTGAAAATAAAAAAAATATATCATCTAATGAAATGGTAGAAAATTCTGACAAAAATGATATTGTTAAACAATTCTTTTCGTTAAATTTAATTCAAGATGCGTCTTCTAATTTGTTAGAGCATTCAAATAAAAATGTATTAGTTAAAAACGATAGCAATAAAAATATTGATAAATATTTCAATAATATTGACCCTAATTATTTAAATTATGACAAGTTTATTTATCCATCCGATATATGTAATATATGTAATAATGGAGAGCTTATATTTGTTGAAAGCGAAGGTATGACAATATGCTCTAATTGCTCTAATAGCATTAAATATTTAATAGATATAGATAAACCATCCTATAAAGAACCACCTAAAGAAGTGTGCTCTTATGCATATAAACGCATAAATCATTTAAAAGAGATTTTGGCGCAATTTCAGGCTAAAGAAAGCACAAATATACCCGATGAAGTTTTTGAAAACATTAAAAACCAAATAAAAAAAGAGCGCATTAGTTTGAGCGATTTGTCAAATAAAAAAACTAAAGAAATATTGAAAAATTTGGGCTACAATAAATATTACGAACATATACCATTTATTAAAGATAAACTAGGAATTAGACCGCCTATTATGAGCGCAGAACTCGAAGAAACACTATGCAATTTATTTATGGAACTACAAAAGCCATATTCGAAATATTGTCCTAAAGAACGAGTAAATTTTTTAAACTATTATTATACATTATATAAATTATGCGAATTATTAAATGAGCGCAGTTTTTTACCATATTTTCCTATGTTAAAAGACCGTGAAAAGCGCATAGAACAAGACCAAATATGGAAGAAAATTTGTGACGATTTAGGGTGGAAGTTTATTCCTATACCTTAATCACCCAATAATTAATCACCCAATAATTAATCACCCAATAATGCACTAAAAATATTAATTAAATCTAAATAATAGTTTAACGATGCACTTATAAAGTCGCCATCATAATCGCGTTGTAATATACTGTTTGTATCATACACAATATATACTGAAAACAATATTAACGAAGTTATGACTATTATTTTTTTTAATAACGACGATTGAACAATAAAAATTTGCACAATGCTAACAATAATTAGTGCTAATAAGGCAAAAAGCAACACTAATGCAGTCTTAAACCCTAATTGAATACCGCTCATTATTAGTCCTAGTCCAAATATAAACATAGAAACAAAAATACTAGCTGTTCCAACAAATGCAGTCTTAATTACATTAGGATCTAATCCTGATTTTCTATATCCTAAAATTACGCCAAAAGCACCAGAAAAGAGAGAAAAGAATATAAATTTTAACCATACAGGCATAGGAACCAATGCTAAAATTAAAATAATAACTAGTGTTGCTATAACCGCAGCAATAAATTTGCTGCTGAATTTTTTAGCCCCTTTCTTCTCCTCATCGACTTTGACATTTTCACTTACATAATAAGTAATATAAAGTTGGACTAATAAATTTGCTAAAATTAACGCAAAAAAAGAGCGCTTTTCGCTAATCAACTTAAATACTTGTGATATATCATTCTTAAAAATAGATTTTTTTCTTTTATTTGCTAAATTAGAATTATTAGATTTATTAGATTTATTAGATTTATTAGATTTATTAGAATTGTTAGAATTCATAGTTTTATAATAAAATAGTATAAAATAAAATTAATCAGCATCAACTTTTAATGCATAAAAAAAATTAGACATATCTATATAATAATCAAACGAGGCAGTTACGAAATCTCCTTCATAGTCGCGTAGCAATATATTATTTGTTGTATGGACAATATATAATGCAAATAAGACAGCTAAAACAATTAGCAATAATTTTGTAATAACTAAATAATTATACATAAAATGTTGCATAACACCTACTATTATTAACAACACTAATGCATAAAATATACCGAAAGCCACTTTGTTGGTATATTGAATGCCACTCATTATTAGTGCTAGCCCAAATAATATCATAAAAACGAAAAGTATTACTGTTCCTACAGCTGACCCGTGCACAAAACCAGGGTCAAATTTGTGTTTTAGAGAGGCATATATTATTCCAAATGTAACTGAAAAGAGAGAAAATATTATAAATTTTACCACTATAGACATAGGAACAAAAATTAAAAGTAAAACAAATATTGTAGCTAATATATAAGCACTAACAATAATAATAGTGTTATATTTATTAGGATTTTCCTCTTCTTCTTTAGGTGTGTCTAAATTAATATTAGCACTTACATAATAACTAATGTAGTGCTGAAGTAGTAAATTTGAGAAAATCAATGCTAAAAATATTTTTTTTTCACTAATCAACTTAAATAATTGCGACACATTTTTAGTTTTAGTTTTAGTTTTAGTTTTAGTTTTAGTATTAGTTTTAGTTTTAGTTTTAGTATTAGTTTTAGTTTTATTTTTACTAGAATTCATAGTCTATTATTAATTATATTATAGCATTATAAAAAAATATAATACTAATATATATATGGACTTTATAAAAAATAAAACAGCAAAATTAAGAAGTTTAAGAAAAAGATTATTAACAAGAAGAACTAGAGCTAGTATAGCTCCAGCACCTGTAGAAGAATTAACTGCTTTAGAACCAACAGAACCTGCTTTAAGTGCAATAGCAGAGTCTGTAAGTCCAAGACGCGTTTCTTTAAGTCCAAGAACAAAAGTAGTTACAGATATTCAAAACACGTTCAGAAAAAGAAAAAGCAGAACACAAGCGCTAGCAGATTTATCAAAACTAAACTCTAAAAGACTTGCTACAAGAAGAATTCAACAAAAATTTAGAAAAGCGTTAGCAAATTCAAATTTTGAGAATTGTAGTATATGTTATGGTACTATGTTGTTCCCAAGACTTACAAAAACGCTTCGTTGCGGTCATAAATTTCATAGAAAGTGTATTGAACAATGGAATGCCACTAATCCGACTTGTCCATTTTGTAGAGCATCTATAGAACCAGGAAGACCGTATCACCTACAAAGGCTTATTTCAATGCCTACTAGTAATATTAATACTACTATTAATACTGTCAATGCGTTAATAGCAGGATTGGCTAATGTTGCTACTATGATTGAAGCAATTGGCTTGATAAATGAAACAAATATACTAATTGATAGCTTACCAGAAAGAGAACGAGCAGTTCTCAGGGAAGAACGAAACCAAGTATGGCTACAAACGTATCCACGATTACAAGAACCACCTAGACAAAGCAGAGCAACTATTGATGCTATTACTCGTGCTAATGCGTTAATAGATAATATGAGCCACGCAACAACATTTGATGAAGCAAGTAGGTTTATGGACGCTTCAACAAGAGTAATTAACACCTTACCACGCAATGGAAACATATACAGAGAGCTAGCAAATACACAATGGGATATTTGGTTACAAGCACATAGGAGACTATCAGCACCTATACGAACAAGGGCTCCTATTAGTGTTAATGGAATACCAACAGCTGATTATAATAGAAACTAACAGCTTGATACTCATCCTGTTACTGGAATAACACCAGATGAGTATAATAGATTAATACGTGGAATGTATTAACTACTTATTATAAAAACTTTTATGCTATGTTATAGAGAAAAATAATATACTATAGAATAAAAAATAATATACTATAGAATAAAATAATATAATATAGCACAAAATTATATTATATTATATTATAATATAATATATGCCTTCGCAAACGCAAAGACGTAGGTCATCGCGATTAAGAAGTTCAGCTGCTAAAAAAATTCAAAAACAGTTTAGAAGTAGAAAAAGAAAAATTCAAAGGCAAAGGTCAAGTGCTTCGCGTAAAATTCAGACACGAACCCGAGCAAAAATTCAAGGTAACAAAACTAGAAAACTAATAGCTAGAGTAAAAGATTCTATGGCAACAGATAACGATTGCTCAATATGCTTTGGACCTATGATTAATAATGTTGCTACAGTATTACCTTGCGGACATAGATTCCATAAAGGTTGTATACAAAATTGGTTATCTAGAAGTCAAGGAAAATGTTCTCTTTGTAGGAGTGTTGTAACTAATATACCATATGTACCAGAAGGAAGAGCAAATCGAACATTTGGTAATGTTCCGCTTTCACAACAACAACCACAAGCACCAGCAGCACCACCAGCAATATTAGACCCAATACAACGAAGACAATATATAGTACAACGTCTACAACAAATTGAAATGCTAGAACAACGCATAGAACAACTACCCGACCCGTCAGAAATGCCAAATAGAACTCAAGCATTACATATTCAACATAACGCACGCCAAATTGTAGATGAAATACGAAGGCTATTTTATGAAGCTTCTGAAAATTATCAGAACTATAGAAATGTTAGAACAAATGGAACACTGGACCAAGATGTTACTAATATGTATTATAGAACGTCTGATTTATTAAATCGCGCACAAGTGATTAGGAATAATGCTACGCGAATAGTAGATGAACTTGGTGGAGATGATGAACATCCAGACCCTTGGTGATGATGAAACTCCAAACCTTTTGTAATGTTTTACTATTTTTATAGCCTTATATTATTTTATAAAAACTTTATTTAAACTTTATATAATTTTTATAATAACTTTATATAATAACTTTATATAATAATATGTCATCATCTAGTATTCAATCTAATGCGTCAAAAAAAATTCAATCAAGTTTTCGAGCTAACAGAACTAAGAAATTAGCAGCAACACAAAAAATTCAATCGAGTTTTCGAGGTACTAGAAGTCGAAGAGTAGTAAAATTACTAAAAGAAACAATAAAAGCGATTGACAATGAATGCCCAATATGTTTTGAGCCTATGACAAAAAATATTACAATTGCTTTACCATGCAGACATATATTTCATACTAAGTGTATAAAACAGGCTTTGAAATATAATAATAAATGCCCTAACTGTAGAAGAGTTATAACTAATGTTTCACTACAAACTAGAAGTATAACTAGAGCTAGAACTAGAAATAGACGAACGTTTAGAAACCTAATATTTAGACCATTACAAATCCTAAGAAACTTATATAATGCTAGAACAATAAATAATAGACAAATACAAGATAATAATACAAATTCAGTAATAGAAGCACTACAAGAGAGTATAGCAGCGCGAGAGGCTATAAAAGTTATAGAACAAAGAATAGCAACTATATTAGCGAGGACAACAAGAACAACGGAGAGGACAGCAACGCAACGACAAAGAATTAGCATTAGAGATTTACAAATAGAAGAACTCAATTTAAGGGCAGCTCGCGAACGTTATCGTCTAGCGAACGAGCGAGCAGAAGCTATGTATAATGCACTACCTGAATCACAACGATTGCATTAATACAACACTATTATATTATAACATAACTATATAAAAATATTATATTATATTATATGCCTTCAAGAAGTCGAAGTTCTTCAAGTCGAAGAAGAAGAAAAAGTTCGGCAGCTAAAAAGCTTCAAAAACGGGTTAGAGGTAAACAAACTAGAAGAAGACACGCCCGCTCAATTGAACAAATTTATGCAAATTTGGAAAAAACAAATGAATGCTCAATATGTCATGAACCTATGGCAAAAAATGAAGCTATTACAAAATTAGGATGCACACACAGATTTCATAGTGGCTGTTTAGAAAGTAGTATGCGCGCTGGACACGCTAATTGTCCATTATGTAGAACAGTTATACCTAATAATGCCTATGCACATTTAGCACCTCCAAATATAACTTACGAAGAGGCGCTAGTTGCTAGAAACCAAGCATTAGAAGCGCGACGCTTAGCAACACAAGCATATAATAATGCAGCATTCAACACTTTCAACTACGAACAATCTAATAGTAATCGAAGTCACGACGAGCGTACAAACTCTCCAACTTATAATGAATTTCTCAGAATCGAAGAAATCGCTGGTGAAGCATTAGCTAGAGCACGTGACAACGTTACTTATGCTATGAATATACTTAGGAGTTTGGATAATTAGAAAATTAGAAAAATAGAAAATTAGAAAATTAGAAATACAAAGTTGAGAGATTTATAAATATATTATTATTATCTTGCTATAAGTTAATAATAATATAATATAATTAAATGACTAAGACACAAAAAAATAAAACAAATCATAACGCTACAAACAATTATGATGTAGTAATTATTGGTGGAGGCATAGCGGGTGTTTACACCTTATATAAATTGTCAAAAAAATATACACACCTAAAAATTATATTATTAGAGTCGGGACAGCGCTATGGCGGCCGAATATATTCGTATAAAGAAACTATAGACAACAAAGAATATGTTATGGATTTAGGCGCAGGACGCTTAGGATATCATCATAAACTCATAAATAGTTTAATAAATGAACTTGGACTAAAACCCAAAATAGTCCCCATTCCAAATACTAAAACATATATAGAAGTAACTGCAAATAACAAAGTAAGCAATAAAACATCAACAAAAGACTACATTATGGAAAAATTAAGCAAATTTTTCTTTAGCCCCCTAGTTTCCAAATTAGGCAAGACGACAAAACAAAGCTATTATTTGTATGAGTTTATTACAAAATATGTGTCTGCATCATTCTCTCGAAAAGTTGAGGACGTGTTTGAATATTCTTCTGACTTGAATGAATTAAACGCTTATGATGCTATTGAGTATTTTAAATATGATTATAATAAGAGCTCTGATTTTTTTACATTAAATGGAGGACTAGAACAAATAATAGAACGGCTCTTGTTAGCTATTAAAAAAACAAAGGCTTATAAATCGCATAATATAAGGCTGCAAAATCTCTCCAATGTTGAAAATATAACTTATAAAAAGAATGATTCTAGTGACCTATTTGAAATAAGTGTTGCAAATTATAATACACAAGGGTCTAGCCCAGACACATTATATTCAAAATATGTAATATGCGCTATTCCTAAAAAAAGCTTGACACAATTGACAATCTTCAAACCTTTACTAAGCGAGTTAAACTCTATAAACTCAATAAATTTGCTAAGAATTTACGAGATTTATGATAAAGAGCAAGATAACGGCTCTGTGTGGTTCAAAAATATTGAAAAAACAATTACAAATACTAACGTTCAATTTGTGATTCCTGTTTCTTCAGACAATGGACTAATTATGAGTAGCTATAGTGATTGCGCTAATGCGCGCTATTGGAATAACTTATTAACTAGCAAGGGACTTGATTACGTAAAAGTTAAGCTAAACACAAAACTAAATTTGCTATATAGCATTTATAATATAAAGGTGCCTTTAAGTAAATATATCAAAATGTATTTTTGGGATGCTGGTGTGGCGTGTTGGAAAAAAGACGTAGACTCTGATTATTTAAGTGTTAAATTAATAAATCCTTATCCTCGTGTTTTTATTATTGGAGAGAATTATTCAAAGTATCAGGCATGGTGCGAAGGCGCTTTAATGACGTCTGAAAGTTGTATAGCTAAATTAGTGAAAATATTAGCTAAGACTAAGACCAATACTTTAAAACGTTCAATTAAACGAGGCAAAAGTAAGCTACAAGTAAAAGTAGAAGATACTACGTTAGGTGGTAGCGAAAAAAAAGCGTTTACATTAGGCGAAGTCAAAAAACATAATAAGAAAAATGATGCTTGGACAATAATTGAAAACAAGGTTTATGATATTACTACTTGGATCCCAACACACCCAGGAGGAGACGTTATTTTAAAAGCCGTCGGCAAAGATGGAACGCGACTTTTTAAATCTGTTAATCATCCTAGTTTTGTAAGCGAAAGTGTTTTACCAAAATATTATATTGGAAATCTAAGTAAATAAAAAAATCCAAAATATAAAATCCAAAATATAAAATCCAAAATATAATAAACTTAGTATATTAAAATAGTAAATGGGCATTGTAAGATTAGGAATGAAATATGTCAATATACTACATATATTAGTTATTGGCGCATTATTAGTATATAT